TATCATTCACTTATAATCTCTCCCTTAAAATTTACTTTACCTTTATCAGCAAAATGTTCTACTAACTGATTATAACCACCAATTAGTTCACCATCAATTTTAATTTGAGGCATTGTTCTAACATTTTTACCAATATCTTCAATCAACTTACTAGGGTCAGAACCAAAGTCTTTCTCTAAAGTTTTCTCTTCGTATTCAAGGCCAAGATTTTTAAGCAATGCTTTGGCCTTGCTACAAAAGACACAATTGTTTTTACTATAAACTGTTATTGTCATCTTTCTTCTTCTTTAAGTTATCCCATGCTTTTTGACTCTCACCATTTAAGTTATAAGCGTCAACGGCTTGTTCAATAGTGTAATTAAACATCTTATTGTACTCGCCAAGAGGCAATCTCATACCAATCCATGTTCTATAATAACCATTTTTAGTTAATGTTACATCTTGAGCAAAGATTTCGTAGCCTCTAACAGGTGTATTTGTAATAGTATTAACAATAATACTTTCAACCTCTGTTACCACGGTTTTAGTTTCTGTTTTACCAAGTTCTTTAATGAATTGTTTTGATTCTTTATTCATTTCACCCTTGATAATATCTGCCAATTCAGATTTAGCCATCATTTTAGCTTTCTCTATTGACAATTGTAAATCAGGCGATACTGCCGTTGCAACACCAAAGATACATTGTTTATCATTGTCTGATTTCTTTAACCATTTTAGGTCACAAGCTTTTGACTCGTTAATATCAGCCATGTACCACGCCGGTACTTTATCAACAACATTACCTTTCTCTGATTTTATCTTGTAGGTACTATTCATACTAGAACAGGCACTTAAACCTACAATAGCAACTAGAGCACCTAGTTTTATCACTTTATTCATCATATTTTACCACTTTCTCTTACATTATATACTAACTCTTGTAAAAAGGCAAGCGTAGATTGTACATAACCAATCGCCTGGTCACTTGATACATCATAAGCTATAACTAAAACAAGAGCGATTATGATTAAATTTCTAATCATTATCTCACCTCCCATTCACCATTTACATCTAAACAAACTTTTCCTGGTGATTTAAAAGCATGTTTATTCCGACTATAATATCGGCAATATTCTGGAGTATTAACATCATGGTAATAAAACTGAGCAAATAACTCCCAATAACCTGGACTATCTGGCGCTTTTCTACCATCAGCACACTCTAAAATTTCTCTTTTTGTAATTGTATCGCCTTCTTGTATAATTTCTACTTTGACATAACAATATTGGCCGTCAACTTTGTCTGGCGATATTGATTTGATTTTACTATGTAAAACTTTTTCACCTGCAACTGCTATGCCTGAAATAATCATAAAGATTATCAGTATAAATGTCCATGTCAAATATCTTTTCATATTAAATCTCGGGTCAAACATATTTTTTCAATTCTTCTATACTTTGCTTTGTATTATATATATCTTCTTCTAAAATGTCAATGGTGGATTGATTATTAGTTATTTCAACCTCCTCTTGCTTTTCCTTGACTTCTAGTTCTAGTTGTTCTATTCTATCTTCGTATCTTCCCATTACTTCCTCGGTTTTTCTATCCATTGGCCATCTGGTTTTTGACAAGCAGTACCAAATACTACTTCTCTATTAACACCACCGATACCGACTAACGGCCAACTATTAGTAATATCTATTGTAGCGTCATAATCTTTACACTTTAACGGTCCTTCTAAATAGGATTTTGTAACATGAATAATACCTGAATTACCAGTTTTTTTATTATACCAATTTGTATAACTTGAATTTGAACCACTTGTATTTAAATGGTCTACAAATACTGCGTTGTGTACATCATAATCTGAATTATACATTAATTCAGCACCTGCAAATGCACCTGTAATCGCACATGCACCGGTAACATAAGGGTCTGAAGCGCCTGCTGTTATACAAGCTGTTACACCTGTAGCACCACCTGAAAATGCACCTAAATGACTTCTATTTACCGAGCTGCAATTGGTCAGGAACACCGATAATAGTCCTAATAATAGTACCGATTGGATTGATTTCATATTTTCCTTCTTCATTCTTTTTCATTGATGAACACGCCGTCATGGTCAATGCCAGAATAATCACCATAATTATTTTTTTCATATTCACCTTTGTCATTAGCAATTAATAAACAATCTGATTGAATAGTTTGTATCATATTGTCTATAATAATTTTTTCTGCCTTGACAGGTCCGTATTTCATTTCACGGAGCCTGTCAGACATCTTTTTAATAGAGTCTATCTTATTGCAAAAATCACTAATTTTGTGATTCATCTTTTTTACCCTTAATCATTGTAAACGGCCATTTAGTCTTCATTTCCGCCCAACTCTTTGCTTGATACTCTTTAGTTTTTTCAACTTCATTACCTATAAAAGTAACTAGTTTACCTGGTACTTCAGCAACATTTGAAACAAACTCTTGTGGAGTAATTGTTTTATCATCTGCTTTAGCAATACCTGTAATCAACATAAACGCCAACGCCGCTATTGCTATCATTATTGTTTCTTTTAGTTTCATACTTTCCTTCCTGCTGTTTTAATATCCTCTTTGGCGACAACCATATAAGGACCTTTATTGTACGCTGGAGCAATTGTAAAGTTTTTACTCGCCTCAATCTTCCAACGATTGTCAGGTTTTGTCCCACCATGACTAATTTTGTTTGACATTGGTACATCTGATAATGTGGCTTCTCTTTCATATGGCATAGTTCTCTCTGCAATATTAATTGAGTGTCTACCATCAAGTGTCAATTTAATTCTACCATTATCATCACAATCAAAACCCATAGATTTAAGGTACTTGATATGTTTAGCAAAAGCCTCTAGGTAACTTTTCGTAGGTTTTCTTTTCTTTGCCCTACGAATAGCACCACTAGATTGATTTGTGTAAATAATAGCCATTAATTAATAGTTACTTTTTCTGATTTATCTGCTTCTGATTCTGCTTTTACTTCAGCATATGTTTTACCAAAACCTGTCATATAAAAAGCGTCAAGCGGACTATCACTTGACCACGCTGATAATAGATTTGTAAAGTTAATATCTAAACTATCATAATATTCTGGATGTTCTTTTCTTAACTCTATGTGGTCTTTAAAGAATTGAATACGATTGTCGTATTTCTCTTTCTTGTTTTTTGTGTCTTTAGTTGTTGCAACTTGAAACTCTTTGAATAAGTTGTCTTTGTCATATCTAAAACTCATAATGTAGTGCCTTTCTCAATTGTTTGTTATACTATACAGGAGATTGTCTAAAAAGGCAAGCCCCTAAAAAAGCGTATATTTACTCGCTTTTCTCACCAGGAGTGTCGCCAGGATGCGCCAGGAATGGCGAATCAGAGCTATCTGATACTGGTGTACCCTCTAAATAAGCGTCTTTTTCTGCTTCTGCGTCTGCCCATTTATCAAATTCATCAACTTCTTTTTGTTTAAAACCTATAAATTCATTAATTTTATCTGCGATAAGATACCTAGGTTTTTGGTCTTCAACTAGTTTTTTTATCTCTTTTAATTCATCTATGTAATGCAACATATCTATCATTTTACACTCCTTTTTAAACTCTCATAATTATTAACAAATACTCTAATCAACCTTGATACATCCACCTCTTCGGTTTTTAGTGACCTAGGGTTTTTAAAACTTACTTTACAATCATTCACTTTAGCATAGTTCAAATTCTTCTCATCAATGACAATTGCGTCATCTGTATTTTTACGCCAATCGTGTGATGAATAACCTAGTATATCTTCACTCATTTTTTATCCTCACTTGACATTAATAGTACAATGTAATGTATAGCTTTTAACAAGTCTTTTCTATTACGACCTGCTTTCTTACCGAATCTGCAAAGATACTTAATAGCATTTGCTTGGCAAAAATCTTTATCAATATTCAAGTGTCTTAACATATCTTGAACCTGAAAACCGTCTTTTGTGGTACTATAATGTTCACCATAAGTACCTTTTATGTAATCGTGTATTTCTTTTATTATTTTATCTTCATTATATTTCATATTATATTCCTAATGCCTTTATAACATCTTCCTCTGTATTTGGCAACCTTTTTCCAGATTGTATCCAATCTACCATCATTTCCATGTTAAAGGCTTCGTCTTCCTTTCCTTCTTTTTCTAATACTTTTTGTGATATCTTAAAAAACTTTAAGATACCCATGTCTTGACCTAATATATCTGGTTTACTTTGTTTTTTACCTGGTCTTTGATTTGACATGTTTACTCCTACTTGTAAATTCTGGTAGATGGTTTAGATTTGCATATCTACCGTTTTTATCTATTGCATATGCCAATGTGGCAGTATGTTCTTTAATTGTTTCTGCAAATAAATTTTTTGCTTCATCATAAGTTTTAACTATGGTTTTTGTACTCTTATCTAGTGGTC